GCTTAATTTCATCAGTTTTTTTAAAAAAGCAATCACTACCAATAGCAATGAATGGACATGTTGCAATCATAACTAGTCAAGTACGCGTAGAAATACCCACTGGATTTAGTAGAACAGGCGCAAAACCAAAGTCAGCAGGTGGTCATGCAGTAAAACATTATGCAAATAACATATTAGAGTTTGAAGAAAGATATAATGCTGATATTTTTTGGGAAAACCCAAATGCAGAAACTGTAGATAAGAAAGGTAATCCAACTGGTCATCAATGTAAGATTGCTTTTAAAAAGACCGTTAATGAAAAAACGGGCGCAAAAGTTCGATATCCAATTAAATATGGTAGAACAGATGGCAACTCTATTTGGGTAGAGCGCGAACTAATTGATATGATGCTACTTTGGGACTATTTTGAGAAAAGCGGCGCGTGGATTAAATTTTCTGAAGATATTTATGAACAATATAAAGATATGGGTTTACCAGAAAAAATTCAAGGAGAACCTAAGTTACTTAATCTACTTGAAGAAAATAAAGAGCTTGCACTAGCATTAATAGAAAACTTTAAAGAAGATATTTTAAAATCATAATATGGAATTTCAAACTATTAATGGAAAAACAAAACGAGTTAAAAATTTAAAAAAACGTATTATAAACTGGGAAGCTTCAAGCAGAAGTAAAAGACAAAAAGCAGTCAAAGATTTTTTAAAAGATTACTGGTTTAATCATGTTACTTTTGAAGAGTTTCCAGTTGTGGGCACAAGATTAACTCTAGACTTTTACAATGCAAACAAAAGAGTCGCAGTAGAAGTCCAAGGCGCGCAGCACACTAGATATACTAAGTTTTTTCATGGTGGCCATAAAAATAATTATCTTGAACAATTAAAAAGAGATCAAATGAAGGTAGAATTTTGTGAAATTAATGAGATTACTCTTGTAGAAATATACGATTCTGACCTAATTAATAAATCTTTATTCAAAAAGTTTGACGTAACCTTATAAATAGTGTAAAATATATACATGAATAACCAAGATATTGATCCAGATAATTTACCATGTTTTCAGTTACCTGATTCTGTACTAGATGAAATATATGAACTTACTGGTAACGGAGATGAGAACAATAAAGGATTTGTAATGGCTTATGTCTCTGCAGATGGTAGACCCTTGGTTTATGCAAGGTCCGAAACACAGATAATTGACATGGGTTTAAGAAAAGCAATTGAAAAGTATCTTTATCAAGTAGAAAAACTAGAAGATGCGATTCATCCTGAAGGTGGAGAAGAATAACCCTTGACTTTCATATCAATATAATATATAATTTCCTACATGATTTTTTCGCTTGAGCTAGAGAAACAACTACTAGCTGGACTAATAAAATATCCACATAAGTATTCAGATATATCAACCCTCACAAGTTCTGAGGATTTTTATTCCAAGGATACTATTGTCCACAAAACAATATATAATACTCTCTCGCAAGCAATTGAACAAGGAGAAGAAATCAATGAAACAATGCTTGCCCACAGGGTTACCTCTTTAGGCATTTCTTTTGAAGATAATATTAGCGTTGGCGATTATATATCCTCTCTTGCTCTACAAAAACTAAGTGAGTCTACAATAGTTAATGTTGCAAGAGAACTTAAAAAACTTACAGTCAGACGAGAGCTTGCGGAATGCGGCAAAACTATCGCAAACGCTATGCATAAAATGGATGCTTCAGAGCCATTTAATAAGATTGTTGAAAAGGCCGATAAGCTATATAACGGACAAATAAATTTATATGACGTAGGAGAAAGAAAGCCAGAAAATATATTTGAAGAAATGAAAGAACTTGTTGAGTTCAGAGGAAATAATCCTATTAGTGAATTTGGCATGATGGGTCCACACAAGCGAGTTAATGAACTTTATGGTTCACTATTAAGACCAGGAAATATTACAGTTATATGTGCTCGAGCAGGCGTTGGTAAAACACAGTTCTGTATGGACTATGCAACAAAAGTAAGCGCAGAATATGAAGTGCCAGTATTACACTTTGATAATGGCGAGATGAGCAAAGAAGAATTGATTATAAGGCAATGTGCAGCACTATCAAAAGTTCCAGTACATTTATTAGAAACTGGTATGTGGAGGCAGGCAGGAGAAGCTGTTGTTAAAAAAGTTAGAGCAGTATGGGAGAAAATTAGTAACATGAAATTCTTTTATTACAATGTTGCAGGCATGTCGTCAGAAGATATGATAAATTTACTTAAAAGATTTTATTTTTCAGAAGTTGGCAGAGGCAAAGAAATGGTTTTCTCATTTGACTATATTAAAACTACCTCTGAGAGCAATGATAAAAATAGATCAGAATGGGAGCTTGTAGGCAATATGGTTCAAAGATTTAAAGATTGTATTCATAGAGATATTAAGTTTGATGGCGAGCCAGTAATTTCCATGCTTACAAGTGTTCAAAGCAATAGGCAAGGAATTGTAAATAATCGTCGTGCAGAAAATATAATAGACGATGAGTCTGTATTTTCATTATCTGATCGAATCGTGCAATTTGCTTCTCACGCTTTTATACTTCGTAAAAAGACAGAAGATGAAATGGAAGCAGAACCAAACTTTGGTACTCATAAATTAAAATGTGTTAAGTATCGTCATTTAGGGCAAGATGTAAATGGAGCAGTAAATCCAGTAAGAATGCCAGATGGAAGCTTGCAGCAAAACTATATACATCTCGATTTTAATAATTTTCATATTAGCGAAAAAGGCGATTTAAGAGATTTAGTTCGATACCTTGGACAACACCCAGACATTGAAGAAGATGGAGAATAATATAGATGTAAGATCCGTATTAGAAGAGTTAGGTTACAAACTTGTAGATTGTGGCGACTCTTGGAGAACAAGCGCCATTTATAGAGGCGGAGACAATCCAACAGCAGTAAAAGTGTATAAGAATACTGGTGTTTGGACAGATTATGTTCACTATAATAAAAGTATGCCACTTATGGCGCTAGTGCAAAAAACTTTAAATACTAATGATCCAAAAGCCTTAAATAAGTATATAAGCTCTGAAAAAACTAGTCTATATACATATAATAACAATAAATCTAAAATTCAAATGGAAGAAACGTACTCAGAAGAGCATTTAGAAAGATTACTACCGCATTATAAGTTTTATAATTCTAAAAACATATCAGATGCAACTTTAAAGTTTTATAAATGTGGGCTAGCAACTACTGGCGCAATGAATAAAAGATATGTCTTTCCTATTTATAATGAATCAGGAAAAATCTGCGGATTTTCTGGTAGAGATGCAACTAACTATAATGACAGGCCAAAATGGAAACACATGGGTAAAAAAACTGGTTGGAGTTATCCGCTATATGTTGGAAAAAATAAAAAACTTGAAGTGTTTGATGCAATTTATCAAAAAAAAGAAGTTATCTTAGTAGAGAGCATAGGCGATTCAATGGCTTTATATGAAAATGGATATAAAAATAACTTAGTTACATTTGGGTTAGACTTATCACCTAAATTATTGACGACCCTCATTACTCTTGATCCTAAAAATATTATTATTGCGACTAATAATGATTCATTATCAGAAAATAATCGAGGATTACAAAGTGCTGTAAAAATATTTTTAAAATTAATAAAATATTTTGACATAAACACAATCACGATTCAGCCGCCTATTAAAAATGATTTTGGACTAATGCAAGAACAAGATATTAATTTTGACTCATGGTATACCAAAAAAAGAGATAAAAAGAAAATGTATCAATATATTCTAAAATGTTCAAAAGATTTGCCAAAAACGCTCATGACACCAACGAGTAAAAAAATAATCCAATCTAGGTTAAATGAATAAACTCTCTGCAAGTAGAATCAAAGTAGCTCAAACTTGCTCTTGGCAGTATTGGACTAAATATGTCTTAAAGTTACCAGACAAATCAAATGATGGAGCTAAACGAGGAAGCATATGCCACTTAGTGTTTGAATGTCTCGGCAATCCAAGACACAAAAAGCATTATACTAAAATACTCAAAAGTAAAAATATTTTTGCGTCCGAGTCGGTTAAAAAACTCGTATTAAAACATGCAAGAAAAGAAAATGTAGATGACAAAGATAACCTCAAGCTTATAAAAGATATGACTCTCAATGGATTAAATTACGATTTCTTCGGTAAAGAAAATGGCAGGCCAACGAAAAGTATTTCAGAAAAAGAATTTAACATAGAAGTTGATGAAGGTGGTAAAAAATATGCTATAAGAGGGTTTATAGATAAACTATTTTTATATAAAAAGAAAAGTTTAGCAGTTATTCGTGATTTTAAAAGTAGCAAGCAAATATTTAAAGGCAAAGAAATTACAAACAACTTGCAAGATTTAATGTACT